CATCATCCTTGACAGTGTTCCAACCTGTAGGAACTTGCTCAATAAAATAAGGCACTATTCACCTGTTTCATAACTGCCTGCAGGCACAGTAGTCGGATTCTGTAGTTGCACTGTAGGCAAACCTGTATGAGCAATCGGGGACAGCCCTAGACTCTTCAAAACATCTTCAGGCACAAAGCCCAAACCAATAAGTTTTTGTGCCATAGCAACCTTAGTTTCATCCTCAGTCAAAGAAGCAGCTGAAATGTTGACGTTAGTTAGAGGAACACGAACAACATCACCACCATCAACAGGGCGCATGTTCTCTTTACGTCTAACCTCATTAGCGGACAGCACACCATTCTGCAATAACTTCGCATAACCTTCAATTCGAGTAGCATAATCGCCACGCAACAAATCATCAGTGCTAAAAGATAAGAACGCTGTATCAGGTAGCAGGGTAGAGAAAGCATCTTCAAGTTTCGCAAGCCAAGGCCTAAGCGTGTGGGTTACGAAAGCAATCTGCTTCTGCTCAATCGAGTTGTAGCTCTGACCGCCATTATTCAAACCAATCATGTCTGTAGGAACACGATACGCTCTCGCAATATCCTCAACAGCAAGCCTACGAGAGTCAAGCATTTGCGCCTGATCGTTAGCAACCATAGTCGGTTTAAAAGTAGCACCACCAGAAAGAATGCCTGTCTTATGTGCTTTACGGAAACCCTTATGCTGTCTATCAAAACTCTTAGACAAGTTCTCAGCCTGTTCAGCAGTCAACGCACCAGGATACTCAATCACACCATTTTGTGTAGTTCCCTGTCCAAAGAAACGAGCAGCAAAAGACTCAAGACTAATAGCAAGCCCTATGTTTTCTTTTAGCGTGTCAATAGGTGATCTGCCCTTCAAATCACCTGGCATAAGAATAGAACCTGAAATATGTAAAACATCGTCAGTAGAAAGTTCCTTGCCTGCTTCACCTGTATAAACAAACAGTTTCTGACCAAAAGGATTACGTCTAACATTCACAGCAAGAGGGTTCAAAACCATCATGTTCAAAATCTCGCCTGAGTTATCTCTAAACAAACGGATGTAAGCATTACCATCAATCAGCAAGCTAATCATTGTTTGCTGCCAAAACGCCACACTAGGAATCATCACGTCAGGTTTAGCAACCCAAGAAGGTCTAGGGCGGTAAGGGTAAGCAATACCATCACGCCTAATATAAGTATCAACAGGCAACGCCGAAACAGTGTCAGAAATCAAAGACACACAAGCCCACACAGCGTTCACACTCAAAGAAGTGTTGTAGTCAACAAACGCTGCAGACTGAGTTTCATAAGAAGTCAGATCACCTGCACCCCATAAACTCTGAAACGAAATAGCCCTAGACTCACCAGCAAGATTTCTTAGCATCACTTATCGCCTTTATCTAACGCCAAACCAAACAACAAAACACCAACACCAGCAAGCACCACACCTGCAGGGAAATAAATCAAACCAGCACCAACAGCAACAACAGCTATACCAAGTGCCTGCAAAATCGTAGGTAGCAAATCAATCCTTAGAACGAAAAGAACTCTGGCAAAGCCATCGTTTCTAGTTTACTAGTGGCTCGGTCATAAGCGATAACAAAAGCAACAGCAGCGTCAATACGCCTAGAAGAAGCCCTAGACTCTTTCACAATACGTTGCCCCAAATTATCTATCTTCAACTTACAGTTATCGATATGTCTAGCAAGAAGCGCATCACCATCGTGAGTCAAAGTTGCTTCCGTAACTGAGTCATAAACCTTTTGACAAGCCCCAACCATTCGTCTAGCAGAAGTAGAAGGATACTCAACAATAGGCAAACCCAAATCCATCAAAGCCTGCATAGTCCGCTGCCACCGAAAAGGGTCAAAAGCGATCTCTTTAGTATTCGGATGTTTCTGAGCAAACTCAATAATTGTCTGCTCAACATCAAGCGTGTCAACCCGCCAATCATCAGGGTCATTAGCCTGCTTTTCCCAAGCCTTCACCAACCAAACATGAGGTTTCTCATCTTTAGTTTTAGGCACAGTAACCGCCACAATAGCTGTCGTATCACCATTGAACGAACCATCCACACCCAAAACAACGTCAGCAAAATCATCAACAACAACCTGTTCATGCAACGTATCCCACAAACCTGCAGGCAACCAACTGTTTTGACTACTAACCCACTGATTGCAACGCTTAGTTCTAAACTCTGCTTCAGGTGTCCGCTTCACCATAGACTCAAAATCGGCTTTGCTGTTCAAATCACCATAACCAGGATTAGCTGCAATCCAAGTGCTTTCCAACTTATGATCAGCATCCAAATCAGCCTGCCACCACGCCATATAAAAATTCGGGTCTGAAATTTCACCCTTAGCAACCTTCTGACCATACTGATAAAGCTGATAAGCAGTAGAGTCTTGACCTGTAGTGTCAGTCTTCACACCACAAGTAGTAGTTGCCAACATCATTGGTTGCTTCCTAGAAGCCTGAGCAAGTTGCATAACATCCCACAACTCACGATTAGGCAAAGCATGGCACTCGTCCATCACCACAAAACTAGGGTTCAAACCTTCCTTGCTATACGCTTCAGCACTTAGAACACGCCAAATAGAACCTGTAGCAGGCACTTCAATAACATCCCTGTAAATGTTGCACATAGCAGCAAGTTCAGGTTCACGCTCAATAATCTTCCTAGCATCACCAAAAGTAATTCTCGCCTGCTCCTTTTCAGCTGCACAAGAATAAACTTCACCACCATCATCACCATTGAACAAAAACCAGAGTCCTAACCCTGTAACTAAAGCGCTCTTCCCATTCTTTCTGGCCATCCCCCAAAGAGCAGTCCTTTTCTTAAACAGCCCACGCTCATCAAGTTCAAGAGTTTCCTCAAGCAACTGTTCCTGCCAAGATCTAAGACGAATAGGTGAACCTGTATTCCCTGCAACAGAATCCTTAGTCAAAGTCACAAACGTATTTATAAAATCAACAGCATCAGCACCCCTACTGCCAAACTCTAACTTCGTAGGAGTCACCAAAGCAGGCGGCCAACTACTCAGACTGTTCACGTTCAGCCTGCCTACGCTTCAACGCTTCCATCTTGCTAATAGCCTTCACCTCAGCAACACCCAACTTAGATCTATCTGCAGGAGTAAACCCCATCAAAGACAAATTAGAGATAAGCCTAGAATCAAGTTCACGCAAAGCCCTACGCTCACGCCAATCATTAGACTGCATAACCCTGACCCTCAAATTCCAACGCTCATCAATAAGCTCACAAGTCATCAACAAAAGTTCGCTATCAGTGTTGACGCTAATCCACTGCAACCCATTCAGCCAAACCTTATCCCAAAACTCCCTACCATACTTCAACAAAGGGCGTGAAGGTTCAGGCACAGACACAACAGGTTCAAACATTTGAATCTCAGACTGATTAGGTAAACGCCTTTGACCAGGATTACCTAACTTACGTTTCACCTCAATAGGTTTAGAAGGCCTACCTGCAGGCATCTCTAACCCTCAATCAGTTCAGCAGTCTGCCCTGTCAGCTTTTCTAAACGAGCAATATTTGCATCGACAAACTTAGGGTCAAATTCTATTCCTATTGCTTTTCTTCCCAATTGATAACAAGCAACTAGTGTGCTACCACTGCCAGCAAAAGGATCTAATACAACATCTTCTGACTTAGACACATATTCAATAATTTCTCTCATAACAGCAATAGGTTTCTGAGTAGGATGCAATCTTTCCTTATCAACATCTTCGGCTTTGCGTGTAAAACCTGCCCACAAATTTCTAATAATGTTTGATTTTCTTTTACCAGAAATCCAAATCATTTCATAAGGCATGCCATAGGCTTCTTGAACTTCCCCTGATGCAGTAGTTCTCTTATCCCAAACCCACCACGTTCCATTGGGCGGTAAGAACTCATAATAATAATTAGCTCCAAAAAGAGCTATATCTTTAGTATGTTCAAGAAACTTAGTTGGGTCAAACTTATCTTGATCCCAATCAGGTTTCTCTAACTGAGTATGTTTAGAAACAATAGTCCTATCCCCACCTAAAGACTCTCCGACTTTACCCCCATACCAAGAAAAATCTACTTTCATACCATATGGCGGATCAGAAATAATCACATCACATTTCGGTAAGTCGAGTGTAAGAGAATCCTTACAATGTATTTCTATGTTTCCTATTTGCCAGACATCGCCTAACTTTGCTTTAGGGTCAACAACTTCAGGCAAATCATCTTCAACAACATCCTGCAAAGGTTCAACAATCGCATCAAACCCCAACGCTTCAACATCCCAATCAGCTAACTCCAACTGCTTCAACTGTTCAGTCAAAACCTGTTCATCCCACTCAGCCAACTCTGCTGACCTGTTATCAGCCAAAGCATAAGCAGTCACCTGATCGCTACTCCAATCATCAGGAATCTTTGCAACAGTTATTTCAGTCCAACCCAAACTACGGGCAGCAACCAAAGTTCCATTACCAGCAACAACAGTGCTACCCCAAACAACAATCGGCTTACGCTGACCAAACTGCTTCAAACTCTCAGCAATAGCCTTCAAGTTCTTGTCATCATGCTTACGAGCATTAGCAGTGTCAAGGGTCAAATCATCAATAGATACAAGTTCAATATTCACTTACTTCAACTTTCTCAAAAGGCACTAGCCAGGCTACAGAACCATCAAACAAACACACAGGGGCTTTATCTGACATCCAACGCTGACTGCACTTTGAACACTCCCATAACTTCATGCCT